TGTTCAGCTGGGTTAACTTCAATATAATCTCTGAACTCAGACATAGAACGAGAGTAGTCAAAGCGAGGTCTTAAGTAATCATCAACAAAGTCGCGCACGAACTGTCTTTCAATCTCGATTTCTTCTAATATGTCATCACCAAACTCATATTCAAGTTCAAGAGTATCGTACTCTAGATCCTTCTCCTCAATTCGTCTAGAAATATTCTCAAACCTGTTTTGCATATTAATTGTGCGTGGTGTGTATTCATCAAGCTCAGAATCACTAAACCAATTTCCATCTGGATCAAGAGTGTATAAAATATCTTTACCGCCTCTTGTTTCTTTCAAGAATGCAAACATATCTTCCTGACGTTCAAACCGTGCATCCCGAAGAAAGTCTTCAGTAAAATCGCCAGTCTCTGGATCTATGATTTGGACATCAAGCATGCTCTTATCCAACTCATCATCATCTTTACCCCCATCCTTATAATGCTGACGTCCCCATTCCGCTCTGGTCATCCGCTCTTCAGGAGATGTTTCTAAGATATACTCTTGGTATTCTGCATTCAGAGCTTCGTTGTCTGTAACGTAAGCAACGAAATCAGCGTTATTAGGAAGCGCTGCCCCAATAATATTTCGTTTTCTTTCTTGTTGCTCAAAGCGAGCTGCATAGTCTTGAGAATACTTCTCAATTATTTCATCCTCAAACCATTTTTCCCAATTAACTTGTGCAATATTACCGATACCGGTTACCTGATCTAAGGCGTTTTCAATGTTTTCGTAAGTATCTTTACCACCAATAAAACCTAAGTAACCACCGATACCAGAATCTCCCAAGATGGAGTCAGTTAGATTACCACCAGCATCCATGACTTCACCGAAGCCACCGAAGTTGGAATACATGCCCAAAGTATATTCTTTCTGCCTCGCGACCTCCATCTCATCCAGAGTGTCCCGCAGAACATTCTGAGCAAGAGCACCAAATTTTGTGATATCGTCTTGTGTTGCCCCAGTGATACCAGTTTCAATTGCAAGCTCGAGTTCGGAAAGATCAAACTCACCTTCAGCTATCGTGCCCTCATCATAGAGTCGCTGTTTTAATTCTTGAATCTCTTCATCTTCTTGAGATATAGATACAGCAGTAATAAAATCTGTAAACTTTTCAAAGTTCAAATTATTCGCTTCACCTATTTCATTGAATCTGTTATCTGAACCATCACGTACAGCTCGCCAAAGTGAAACAACTTCCGAATCTTCTCTTAAACGTTCAAAGACAGAAGTCTCTTGTGTAGGTGTAATACCTAACATGTCATCTAGACGCTCCGCAATCTCAGCGTCTGTTGGTGCAGTTAGCGTATATGCATTTGCTGCCGTAGTTTCTTCTGCTGCATTACCTCGTCTTCTTTCATATCTTCCGTAACGTGTGAAGTGGAACTGAGCCCATGTATTGGGATTATTGCGATACGTAGAAATAATATCTAAGTCGTCTTCTTCTACAGCCCTATCCCAACGACGTTGTACATCGTCATATTGAGATAAATAATAGTCTGAATCAAAGGTTCCGTATAACGGATCTGCTGCATTATCTAAGTCATATTCTTTAATTATTTTGTCATTATAAAAGTCTCTGAATTCACCTAAGCCAATATCTCCGACAGTGCCATCAACTTTTTCGTCTTTTACGAAATTTTCTAAAGAACCTCGTCTACGCAGATACTTACCCCTTTCAGCCCTTTGTGCTTGGTTAATTAAATGATCAAAATATTGGTTCTTTTTTCGATCCGCTTGATTCGCCCTTTTATTATCCTCATTAGTATCCCAGAAACCCTCTTGTTGCTTAAGACGATTTTTCATCGTCTCCTTATAATCACCGAAGCGAAAATCTTTATTATCTTCTAGATCACCAACTTCACCATGACCGTCAATATAAGCTGTTCCATCATTATTAACTTTTACCGTATAAGGGCCTTTATACTGACCACCATCTCTAAAATTGTCATAACGTATTTCTTCAACTCTTCCATTACTATCTAATCTTACCTGGAACTGGAATTCAAAATCCCTTGGTTCCAAGATGTTGCGCATCTCATAGTAGCCGACCTTAAAACGATTCTTACCACGTTGCCACGTGATACCTGGATCGCCTTGGTAAACTACATCGAAATTTGCACCCATGATTCTTACGCAGCTTTAAACGTAGGTGATAATTTAGTGTACTCCCAGATATCAATTATTTCTTGCTCAGTCCAGGCATGAATGTGTGTCAAACGCACAGGGCAAAAGTACTCTTGTTTTCTGTACCATTCCTCCATATCACAGGATCCCTTGTTTGAATTACAGCGTTGACATGAAGGAACTAAATTGTTTCGATTACTAGTACCAGATTTAAACCGTGGGATTACATGATCAAGCGAAGTTGCGGGTGCTCCGCAATAAGCGCATTCATGGTTCCAGTCTTGGTAGATTGCTTCGCGAAACCGTCGTTTAGCTCGTTTAGGCGTAAGCTCAATAAGAAGGGCGAGTGGATCCTTTTCATTATTGAACATGCCTTATGAGCAGTTACTCTATTTTATTATTGCCTATCTTAGAAACTAAACATAAAGACTTTGTAAACGCTGTTGACGAAACGTCTCGCAAGGATACTTTACGCATGTACGCACTATTTCGCGGACATTATGTGGGTTTCAGCCAACAAAGCTGTTCAGAGTTTAGGTCTCGATAAAGAGACCTTATTCAAGTACCGTGATGATGGCACCCTTAAGCTGGGTCCTCACTTCGCTGCTTTCAAGGAAACACGTTCCCGCGATACCTACCGCTGGAACGTGAACGCCGTCAAGAAGGACCTTGTGAAAAAAGGGTTGATGTCGGCTTGACATCATAAAAGTTTTTCTTACGATCTTTATGAGCAGTCAAAAGATCATCAACATTACATTTAATTTTATCTCTTATTCTCGCCTGATCTAAGTCGTAAGAAAGATTCTCGATGCGGTCCTGCACATTGCGGGGCTGCTTTTTTAAGTCAAAAATTACAAGCCAATGAGGATGTAAAGGTTTAATAGGTCTCTTTCTACCTTTTACTAAGATCGTATTACTAGGTCCCCAAGTGAAATCATGAAGGTGTAAAGGCTTTATCCCATACGTGGCGACCATACCGTAAAGCCAAGCCATTGATTTAGTTTTTATACCTGTCGACAACTTGAAGAAGTCATCGACTATCTTCTGGTCTGTGGGTTTGATCATGGTACGAACTGTATCATGCATGCCTGTTTAGGCATAAATACAGTATACTCTATTAACTTTCGGGTGCGGGGACGCCGCCTGTCACAGTTGCACTCCAGGCTAGACCCATGGCTTCGATTGAAGAAAGCTCAACACCTGAATAAGGTAGGTTCACTAAATCACCAGGGTGATAGCGCGTTGGTGTGCCAGAGATTTTGATGTCACTTTTACCGAACACACGGTTAGCAACTTGCCCAGAGGACAAAACAAAACTGGATCTAATAACATCACCGAACTGAGGTGTGTCAGTCATGATTCAGGCTTCTCCCCTGCTGCAGGCCGATAAGCATTTCCATTTTTATCATACATAATGAAACCTCCCACACGAATAAAATCAGACGGTACATTAAATAACTTCTGCATCATAGGCATCATCATAGGGGCTTGAATGTTCATTGGTGGTACATCCATGACAGAAAGACCATAGACCAACAGATCTTCAATAGCTTGCTTTTGGTTCTTCTGTGTTTCATTCACTAAATTAATCTCCCACTCAACCATGTCTTCTCCAAAGACAGGTGGATCGGAAGGCTCCGTAGGATAGATATCATCCTGGAACTTCATTGCATAGATATGTTTGCAATACCGCAACTCATCTAAAATCGGTGTCCAATAATCGTTAATCTGAATCATTTGACGGGGACCACCACGCACTGCCGGGGGTATCGAATCATAGTCTCCATACTGCGGCATGCTCTCAGCTTTAGATCCGGTTAGTGCAGGGTCACCTGGGTCTGCAACGTTCCTTGTATAGATGCCACCGAAATCACTAAAAACACCTGGAAGATCTCGGTTTGTATTGAAAGGATCATTGTTAGGATGTGGTGCACCAAAGGATTCAACTCCCGGTAACTCATATCCAGTAGGAGACACAATGGCCATCTGACGGTTTTCAAAACCTTTGGTCATTGCAGCATCCATGATCTCCCCGGCCATTGTCATGAATTCATAACGACCAGGCTTTAAGGTTGAAGGAGGTGTTATTGGGAACTGTGGACTCTTCCGTCGTCCCAATAAAGTTGAAGCAAAGAAATACTGACGACGGTTGAAATCCTGACAAGAGCAGCAATAACGAGTGCCGTTAATAAAGAAACGTCCTACTGTCGGTTTACTTCTTGCTGGTGTAATGAATACAGCATCTGGCGTAGCTTCAACAGAGCCTGCCTTTCTTAAATATAAAATTCCGTTATACGGATCTAAGTCTTGTAGTAAATAAGACGTGTAGCCATAACGTGTCTGTGTAGCTGGGTCAATTGTATTTTTAGTAATAGGAATACCACCTGCTTCAACAAGACGATCTTCTAAGATAAAACCGTTGAATGGTTTTAAATCTGGTGCTGGACCAGGGACCGGAACAAATAAAGGCGGTGGTAGAGGGTTGCTTGAATCCCATGAACCAGCTAGTTGTACGTTTAAAAAATCATCTGTTTCAGTGACGTTCGCGATAGAAAGAGGTGTGCCAAATCGATCAGTTAAGTTATCTAAGCGTAAGCTGCCTGCCAAAGTAGCACCAGCCCAGTGCATTCCAAGTTCTTTGTTCTTTGTTGGGAACCCTTTTAAAACACCAGCAACAAACGGAGGATTATCACCAACAACGGGAACTCCAGATGGTAAAGGAATCTGATATGTAAAAGGATACTCAAAAGCAGCTGAAGCTAAATCAGCAGTCGCTAATTCATAACCACGTCTCCACCTGGACCAGGCTGAGTTAGTATTCGACGTATATAGACTGTCTGGAACACTTCCACCAAAACCACCCTTGATAGGGAATGGTCCTTTTTTTCTATTAGCGCCTCCGTTCCTATCGGGGAATCCGAAGACGTCCCCACGTCCTGGCATATCAGTACAGTCCGCCCTGAGCAACTACAGACAAGCCAGCTGGATAACCACTGGTATTAGCAAGAGAAGGGAAGATACCGACGTATAAACGATCACCTTTTTCAAGAAAAATCCCCCTGGCTCGTAAAGGTGATGTGTCACCAAGACCTTGTGTTCTACCAGCTTGAGGTATAGGTGCACTTAACTCTGGCATCTGCTCAGTGCAATTCACATTACTTTCACCAGAAGCTAATGTTGTTGCAAAGATGAACTCGTAATCACCGCTGGCAGGGATGGGATTAGTAGTTCCCCTTGTGTGATAAAACGCAGCTGTGACGATACCTTGGGAATACAAAAACTCATCACGATAGGTGAAGCCACTTACAGTACCTCCACTGTATTCAAGTGCACTAATATCTCCTGTAAGGGTAATAGAGCCAGTGTATGTATAGTAACCATTACCACTAGAGAAGCCAGTCAGCTGGCTATTGTCTTCAATAAAGACAACATCACCACTAGTTAAAATGATGTTGTCACCAGAAGTACTAGCATTAAGCGTATATTCAGGCGGAATCTGAACTTCGCCTTGACGTGCAAGTTTAATTGAATCTACAACGCCACCACTATTGTTATCGTCACTGAGCGTTGCATCCATATCGACTAGTAACGCAGGTGCTTGTCCGCCTTGGACGTTAAAGGTTCTTCCTGCTTCACTACCTGCGATCTGTGTAGTCAGCAGCGCATGATCGAACAAGGGACGATCAATGAATAATGGCTGCTTGTTAGTATTCGTTGAGGTCAAATCCCTTCACCACTTTTTTATTATTATATCAGTTCAATAACCACCACCAGCAAAGTTCTGCAAAGCGACAAACTGATCTGGCAAGTTCATCTTACCAGTTAAAAATGCGTCAGGATTCGTCCTGAGCTTCATAAATTCTTGGAAGGCATCTGTCGCCATTCCACGTGAATCTATTTTTGGATTAAAGTCCCATCGTAGTTTGGCAATATATTCAGCCTCCTTCATTGGATCCAGGTCATAAACTGAAACCGAAGAACGGTTAAGTTCACCTGGTGTGAAATCTTGATCTAAGTAATCGGAGTAGCTACGTAGTCCCATGATTAAAACGGCGGCATCATTAGAGTGGGCAGCATCTGTTTAAGCAGCTGGTCCTTGAAAGAGCCAAGTAAGGATTGTGACTTCTCTTCTTTTGATTCACGTGGTGCAGTATCAAACTGCTGGATGATCGTGGTGCCAGGATTAGTGGGTAACGGTAAATCAGTAGGCTGATTTAGTGCACCCTTCTGTGCTTGATAATACCCATAGACATCACTGATTGTTTTGACAGGCTGACCGTAGTAACTAGATCCTGCCTCAGTAGGAAGGGATGCCCACTCAGGCGCTAACATATTAATGACGCGTCCAAACTTCTCTCCTCCCAGGAAAGGATCTAAAGCTCCCCTACGGTCGATTAAAGCAAGTGCTGCAACATCTTGGTTACCAGGAGAAAAATCTTCTAAACCAAGTTGCTGCGAAACACCTGCATAAGTATCAGGCATAAACTGATACGCACCAGCAGCAGCACTCTTGTATGTTCCGCCATCTACAACGGTATCTGGATGTCTATCATAGCCTTCAAAAAGACCACCCCCAAACATTGTTTGATAGCCGGTGGCTTTATCAGTTCCTTCAGCGTATCGAATCGTGTTTAATAAAGCACGTACCCTAGGGTCTGACGCTAATTTTTGATAGTCACTTTTTTTCCGGCCCATTGCTTCACCTGTTTTGGTTGGTTGGAGTTCCGTAGAACATAGTCTGGTTGGGAGTCCTATTGTTAGGAGTGTAAGGATCACGCTGCTGAGCAAGGCGCATAGCCTCTTGTTGATAAGCTCTACGCATAAGTTCTTCACGTGAGGGTAATCTGTTACTTTGATTCATTACAGGTACCTCCAAGGGGCTTGTAGATACATCTTAGCGCCATGTAAGGTTTAAATAGACATTAGATCCAACGGCAACATCCGCTGGACCTGGTAGCGCCTGAATAAACTCTGCACCAGAGCGTTCATACCTGTAACGAGATTGGAAAGGATCTTTGTAGTTAGGTACATACAAGATCTGGGCAAGTGCATTTGTTTCATATAAATAAATCTCGTCCCAGGTTCTCAGTGCTTCCCGCGCATTGCTAGAAGCAATCGTACGATCGACGTCACCTTCGATCTTTTCAATACGAGTCGACGGTGCAGTTGCCACCTCAGTCTTACGTTCCGCAGTGTCACAGCGGCCAAGATGATAAATAATCTTCCTATAAAACAATGAATCTGGAATAGTATTCATTGCTTCTTCCAGACGAGCATAATCACCCGCTGGAACAGACGTAGTAAAGTAACCCAAGTGGTACCTTACGCGACTTTTATCGTAGGTAGATAACTGCACAGACGATGCCCTTGTTTATCTATTATACTTAATTATATCCGTGCACTATGTGACGTACGGCCAACCCAAAAGCACATCACTCTCCCAAATATCCGGGTCTATTGGACGGTGACTGACATACTCTCTAAACGTTACCTGTAAGTCTTCTAGAGGCATCTGTAGCTGCAGTGCCATCTTGGCTACATTTGTTTGTCCCTTGTAGAGAGCGTCTAAACCATCCTCTAAAGTCACAGGCTAAACATATCGACATTAGCTTGCATCATACCTGCTAACGAAGGATTTCTCATGGTGTAACCACCAAGAAAACCTGTGCCAGCCATTGGATCTAACATGGACTGAATAATTGCACTTTTCATGTAATCCTTGATACTGTATTTTTTATCTTTGTCTTTGCTTTCGGATTCAGGACGCATATCAAAGCGCTGAATCAAAGTCGTTCCCATAGGCTGGTTGGTTGTTGTATCAATATTCATTGGATTCTGCGCAGGATCAATAGCTGCAACAGTTGCTTCCGTTCCAGGGACGGTGTGTAAAAATTCAATATCGTAAGGATTACCTTGTGCGTCAGTCGTTCTTAAAGTACCTTTCCCTTCGCCTGGTGTATAGGTTCCAGTGCCTTGATAACGAAGCTGCGTTTCAGCTGGTACCATAACGTCAATGCCTTCATGGTATGTCGAAGCACCGGGTGCAGGGGCTTCCCTAGGTCCAAACTCTGAACTTACGCCGTAGTTCCAGGCCCAGATACCATCACCCCTTTGTTCCACAAGAGGTTTCCCTTGTTCTCCGATTCGTAAATTCTGAAGTAAAGACCTGGCGTAACGAGGGTTTACCCTTTGTCCTTTCTTGTCTCCGAACTGAGGTGTCACTCTGATATCTAGGTGAGCACCTGTAGTAGGGAAAATATCTTTTGAAGGATCGACAACACTACCTAAGTCGATCATTTGTATAGACATTTCTTTCCCGCTTTTTTTTAATTATAAAATGAAAAACCCTCGATAAACGAGGGTTGTACTTAGCTAGATGCGGATCAAATCAGCTGAAATGACAGAGTCCCAATCTACTTGTTTTATCTGTCGTAGTTGTTCTAATGTCGAAAACTTTTCACCCGATAACGACATCTGAAGGTCTTTGATCTTCTTGGCAGTTTTAATACCTACTCCTCTGACATGATCCGCAATCATTTGAGGTGTAGCTGTATTGATGTTCAAACGTGTTTCAGGGGGGAATTCACGTGGTTCATCTTTCTTTGCTCGATCTCGAATCTGAAGGGATTTAACCTTTTTAGTTGCTTTCTCGTCAGGTTCAATTTCCTCTCGCCAACAGGTAAAAAGACGGCCATCGGCATCTTGTACCATACGCCAATCGCCGTCGTCCCATTCAGAAACAACCTTGAGGGTGGCTCCTGTTTTCTTGTGCCTAAATAATTGTTGCATAAGGCCAGAGGTTTACTGGCCTTATTTTACATTATTTAGCTGCCGCTGCTAACAACTTTGTTAGGCAAGTAGGCTTCAATATCGTTATAATCAGCTGCGTGGTCTGGCTGTGCGTAGCAGACTTCAACAACGATGTAACCATATTTGCCAGAGTTGGCGTCACCACTAGAGATGTAGAAACCACCAGAGGTAGCAGTAGCGTTGGCGTTAGCCTTTGCATACACCTTGAAGGTTTGAGCGTCAGTGATTTCGGCATACACCTTGTCAGCTGAAACACCATTAGCGCCGGTAGCAGTCAGGAAAGGAGTGGAGCCGATGGCTGAGGTACCGGCAGCGAAGAAGATTTCGCCATTCTGACCACCAGAAACGGTGGAGGAGATGTTTGCCTGGATCAGGGCTTCACCAATACCAGAAGCGGCGGTGGGGCTGCCAGAGTTATCACGTCCGAAGGAGATGACGTTACCGGTTGCGGCATAGATACCTGAACCGACGCGGCCATCGTTCCAGCCAGAAGCAACTGCAATAGTGGCACGATAGCCGTAGACAGGATAATCAGAGTTGCCTGAAACCACCATGCCGGTGATATCAACGCGGGTGTCATCGTTACGATACGGAGAAGGAACGATAACGTCAGCAGAAGCCACAGGGCCAGTGCCAGAAGTTGCGGTCACTTGAACGTAACCACGCTGTTGGAAGTAACGATATCCAGGAGTGGCGAGGACTGAAGTAGGGCCAGCGACGGAGTGATCGTTGGTGCCATCACCGTTGGTATCAGTGTTTTTGTACCAACCGTTCAGAGCCTCTGCCCAGTTACCTGGATAGATCTTCTTGGAAGATAAGTATGTCATTTACTTTCTTGATAAAGGTTGACTTGTTTATATTTATCAGATGATGCCGTCATCATAAACGTAGCTGAACGCAGTCGTCACGAAGTCCTTATTCAGGATCTCGAAACCAGCGTAGAGCTGCCAGATAAGAATGATGAATCGTGAGAAGTCATCGTTATTGTTAATCAGCACCTGAGCGTTCGGGCCGCCGATACCAACACCGATAGACTGAGGACCGAAGAAGTAACCTTGGGCAACTTCTTGAGAACCGTAGGTGCTACCACCGTCGAAGGAGGTGTTGACGTTCTTGGTCGGGAAGTTAGTGGACTCGTAGAACTTGACACCTTCAAACTGAACGCCAGTCGGCATCACGGGTTCACCAGCCAGGAAGTAGGCTTGGCCAGCCTGGGGACCCATGTAGAAGCTGGTGTTGTTAGGCATCATGGGGTTAGCCATGTACATGCCTTGACCAGGATTGCCGCTGTAACGGGCGATCTCACGGAAGTCTTCGTCACGACGCAGGTGCATCATGAAGGTAGGATCGCAGATGCAGCGATACAGACCGTCAGCAAAGGTTGGAACGTTACGCTTACGCAGGTCCTTTACAACTTCCAGCAGGTCGGTGCGGACAGAGAACTGTTGCACTTGTCCTTGCACATTACCAGCAGTGTAAGAGATGCGACCCTGTGAGTCTTTCTCTTTACCACCTGCAAAGTAGTATCCACCTTGGGTTGCTGAAGCAAGACCATTGGCCTCAGCCTTAGCAAGCTCGTCGATGAACACACGGTCGCGCCAACGGCGGTAGTCATCCAACAGGGTTAAGGAACCAATGCTCTGGTGGAACATGTTAAGGTTCCCGGTGTCCAGCAGCAGGCGCTGCGCAGTCACCAAGGTCTCCCGTGCAATTTTGAAAGTTGAAGCTTGGGTAGGATCAGACGGGTCTGCAGGACCAGTATACTCCTTCAGCACAACAAGCACCTTCTCCTTGGTGATGTTGCGGCTGCTGGCGGTACCGATGGTCTCGTCCGACACACGCTCACGGCTATCTTTGGTGCCAGGAGCTGCCCAGAACTTGTAGCGATCGAGCTGAACGGTTTGGCCTGGTTGACGTGTAAAGTCATGTACAACAACAGGCTCGGTAGCCATTTCGGCTACATAGGCTGGATGGGGACGGTATAATTCCGCACCAAGCAGCTTCGGAAAATCATTATCAATGAACACTGTAGGTTATCCTCCAGGACTCAGGTAAAAAATCGGGTGAATGTTTAAGACAAATGTCTTACTCATATGATTTTATCAGCCGATAATTTTATGTTATCGGCTTTACAAAAATCATTCGGCAACAAACAGTTTGTTAGCCACCACATTAGGTTGTGCTTGATTAAGCACGCGCCAAGCATTTTGAGGATCGCGAATCATTTGGTCGCTAAATCCGTTCCAGAAATCACGTGCATTGCCCGGTGCCGCTTGCTGAGGGGGAGCAGGCATTTGGCCCTGAGGCTGAGCATACGCGGTGCCGGTAGGATAACCGGTCGAACCGAGTTCTCGCTCGTTTTCATACACGGGATAGGGACCTTCGGGGCCGAAGAACTTCAGTGTGTAGTCTGAAAGTACATCGGGATTCGTGAGAATCTCGTTGTATGCTTTGTTTTCACTGTGCTCTCGGACTGAGAACTCAGCGAAATTATGAAGTTCGTTTGCGGCCTTGTGACCCCACACGACGGCCTGGTCCAGCATCTGCTCCAGGTTTACCGCGTAGTTGTTTAGAATCGCCGGAGCTTCCACCCCGAACGCGTCCATCACGGTTCGTGTTTCTTGACTCAGATCGTAGTAATCCGCGATCGCCGCGTCCACTTCCATCCGCGCCTGACTCGCTTCCTGACCGGTTAGGACGCTGGGTCCCTGGTCGTAAGGAGTCGATGAAATTGGGGAATAGTTGGGCGATAATGTCTGGTTGGGAGACCAGGTCAGCCGATCCGATTGACTGATACCTGGGCTGACTTGTTCCGCCTGTGCCCAGTTGGCCGGGATAGCCTGCGGTGCCGACTGGGGCATCGTTGACGGTTGACCCTGGAACGGGGATGGGGCTGGCTGACTCAGCAGTCCCACCACCTTGTTGAACGCCGATTCCCATGGATTCCCCGCCGGAGCCGGGGCCGCCGGTTGAGATTGGGGGGCGTACTGAGACGGGGCGGATTGGTAACTGATAGGTTGACCCGGAGCGGCCTGGGGGTAACTCGTAGCCGCCTGTTGTTGAACCGGAGCCTGCGGGGCCGCCACCGGAGCTGCCGGTGCTGCCGCCACGTAGCTGCTGGGGGCGACGGCCACTGGTGCTGGGCTCGTCGGTTGGGTCGATTGGACGGTAGCGTCCTGCATAACTCATCTCCTGTTGTAATGCTTCTAGAGTTCGATACAAATAAGGGGTCAAATCTAGACGTGGATCTGCAGCCATTGGTAAATCCGGTGACTGCGGGTGAGGAGTTTGCATCATTCCCCCCACCAGGCGAGCGAATGAAGAGTAAGCACTCTGCAATTCGTTCACCATCCTGAATGGGAACCCCGATAACATCGAGGCCCGTTCCTCATCCGTTTTTTGTGGAAAGAGAAACTTCAGTGCTTCTATACTATCAACACCCAACTCTTGCAAGTTCCTAACAACAATAGAATTGTTGATTAAATCTTGAGAAGTGTCTTCGTATACAGGCCCTAACCAGCGCCATTGGACTGTTAAATCCCCATCGGGAATTAGTCCAACGACGCCGGGAGGGAGCATTTCAGTCTGCAAACAAGCCATCATTAATTGTTTGACTTGATCGTCATAGACTGACATCGCCTCATCATGTGCGGCGATCATCTCATCTGTAGCTTCTTCTGGTAAATCTATAGGCTTTTCAATACGTGCTGCTTGGGCCAAACTATCTCGGAAGAGTCGTTCTTCCTGATAGATAATCAGCTCCATGCAACGAGCAATGCCGTGTGTATAAATTGAATTCGATTTCTTCTTCGCCGTGGCTGCCACACGACCGTAAATAGATTTAAGTTCTGTCGCTGTGACACTGGCCGATATGCTGATCTCGTCTTGCCCACCTAAAGCAGTACGAATCTCTTCACGCAACAATCGGGTAAAGGATACTTGATCACCAGTAACGGCATCAGGAACGATATAACCAACACGATCGTTTGGTTCCAGGTTTGCAATAACTCTTGGAACACGTAATTGTCCATCCATACCCCGACTAACGGGGTCCTGTTTAAAAGTAGAACGACTCAAACTTCCCATTCCACGGAAGCCTGAGTTTGCTGCGATCGAAGGACGTTGGACAGCGGTGTCACCACCAGCTTCCATTAAGTCTGTTTTGGGACGAGAAGACAACAACGTCGGGTTGCCGAAGAATTGGATGTTCTTCCGCATGTTCCGTGTCATCTCATCGTGCGTAATAATCTGATCAGCTAATGCATCAAATTCACCAACGCCTTCGGTAGCAAAGCCTTGTGGATTGTTAAAAATTTCAACGCAAGGAATAAAACCAAGAGAATTAACAAGTTTATTTTGTTTACCAGGGGCAACCTGGTCCGGTTGATCAAATGAAATTACACCATCTGAATGAGTTTCAGTAATCGATCGACGTTTAATAGATAGTTTGATGTACTTCTTCGTTCCACCCGAACCCATCGAGCCACTTCCAGTAAGCACGTTGGAGTCTAAAATCTCCTGTTGCCCAAAGCCGTTCCCCCGACGAACCTTGTAGCTGTAGATGATTACGACTTCATCAAGCTCACCATCAATGTTGTAATAGGTCCGATATTCGTGCTTGCGAAAATAATAAAGTCGATAGTTGTTTTTAGTGGGACGAATATAGAACAAACCTTGTCCATCACAAAGATAATAATCCCAAATCGAATCCAACCGTGTATCCAGCTGGTTGTACTTAGCTACTCGGTCCAAAAAGTCCTTTCGCTGGTTACCGAAGTTGTCTTGACCTGGGAAAAACTCAACGCCCTGTCGGATACCAAACAGACGCATCTGAGCTAAATGCCCAGCAACAACCCCGGTGTCGATTCCAGCCCCACCGTCCTTATTCAAATAACCATCAATGATTTCTTTTAAACGGGACTTGGAATCAACAGCCATCTCAGCCGCGCTCGGATCAATTCATTTTATCACCTTTTCGATTTATATTTCTTGGCAGCACGTGCGGCCTTACCTGCTTTCTTTGCAGTTTCAGTGTTTGGAACAAACTGTTTACCTTTACGAGAACCTTCTCGTTTCTTTTGATCAGTTTCTTGTCTCTCTTCTTTTGAAAGAGATGCCCAAGCTTTCTTAGGCAAATACCGTTTGGTGGTACCATCAGATTGGATTGCTTTATCTGCCA